TTTTTTAATGCGTATTCGCCGGAGATCCGGGATGAGAGCTTCTTCAACGGGTACAACAGGATTATACAGAAAGTAGAGTTTAACTGTGGTCTTGCTTATGGAACTCTTTCAGATCCACAGGTAGTGGATAAGACAGCAGAAGAGATTAAGGCCAGTAAGCAGCGCTCTTACGCAACGGTAAAATCTATTCAGAATAGTCTCGGGAACGCACTTGAAAATCTCGTGGCAGCAGTGGAAGTGTGGATGTCACTGGGAGGCATTGCCACAGAGGGAAAGGTGGAAGTATCCTGCAGTTGGGATGATTCCCTTGTAACAGACAAGAAATATGAGACAGAGCAACTCCGGGCTGATTTTAGTCTGGGAGTTGTTGGTCCTGTAGAGTACCGGATGAAGCGTTTCGGCGAAACGGAAGAGCAGGCGATCAAGATGTGGAAACAGGCATCACAATTTAGTCTGGAAGATACAATGGAATAGGGTGTGAGGATATGCAGCCAAAGGAAATGGAGCACTTGCCACTGCAGCTTGAAAAGATGTTTCTCGAATTGCAGAATCGCATCATGAGAGATGTAGTCAGGAGGATTAAAAAGACAGGTGGAATTACATCTACAGCGGATTATCAGTTGAACCGAATACAGATCATTGGAAATTCCACGGAGTTCATTGAATCGGAAATCAAACGTCTTTCAGGGCTTACTGATCCGGAGCTGTGGGAGATTTATGATACTGTAATCGAAAAGGATTACACCAGAACAAAAGAAATCTACGAACAGGTAAATGCCCATTTCACACCTTATGAAGATAATGAGCAGATGCAGACATGGGCGAAAGCGATTCTAAGTCAGACAAAACATGAAATCCAGAATATCACACGATCAATGGGATTTGCTTTGGATTACGGAGGAAAGAAAGTATTCACTCCATTTTCGGAGTACTATCAGAAGTATCTTGATCGTGCATGTATGGACATTGTAACCGGAGCGTTCGATTACAATACCGTTCTCAGGCGTGTAGTAAAGGAAATGACAGCCAGTGGGATACGGACAGTAAATTATGCGTCAGGATATGGAAATCGGGCCCCTGTGGCGGTCAGACGAGCCGTCATGACTGGTGTACATCAACTTGCTGCACAGATTAATGAGCAGGTGGCAAAGGATTTGGGGACAGATACTTATGAAGTAACGTGGCATGCCGGGCATCGCCCTTCTCACTGGTGGGGAGGAAATGTTTACACGAAACAAGAGCTGATCTCAATTTGTCGTTTGGGAGATGTAGATGGTCTGTGCGGAGCGAACTGTAAGCATAGTTACTTCGCATTCGTAGAAGGTGTGTCTGTCAGAACGTATACACCAAAACAATTGCGGGAAATGGAAGCAAATGAACAGGTCGCAAGGTCTTATCAGGGAAAATCATACAACGCCTATGAAGCGCAGCAGAGGCAGAGAACACTTGAAACCAGAATGAGAAAGCAGAGAAGTGACATTGATCTTCTAAAAAAGGGAAAAGCCAGTCAGTTGGACATACAGGCAGCCCAAGCAAAGTATCTGAACACGCTCCGGGAATATCAAGGATTTTCCAAAAAGATGGAACTTCCAGAGCAGATGCAGAGAGTGTATATGGATGGGCTTGGAAGAGTGTTGCCTGGAAGAATATTTGAGTCAAGAATTTCTAATATAAAAAAGAAAACAGCAGAAAAAATATTTGATGTAGAGATTACAAAAGAAATGGATACAGTACTCGCAGCTAACTTATACAAAAATCTTAATAAGTCAGATGTTGGAAAGGCAGTTCTTGATTTTATTAAAACGAATCATATTTCCGTTAACGTATATTATAGCAACAATACAATTTCAGAAACGGGACTGGAAGGACTGTATGGATCATGTATTGGAAATCATATCTATATCAATGGGGTGGAAACACAAAGCATACGGAAGACGGCGGAAACGATTATCCATGAAGCAACGCATATCCGATTAGATATAGGTGGAGATCAACACGCAGAAGCTGTTTGTGACTATTTTGCTGAATTACATACGAAAGGTAAATTGACGGGACAAGACATTAGGAATATAATAAAATCAGTAAAAGGAAGATATTCAGATCGTGAATGGAGGCTAAAGTAATGACACCAAAAGAAATTGGAATGATGATAAAGGCGTTACGGGATGGAAAAGAAGTAATTTGTCCGGAATGTAAAACAGGTAAAATCATTACACCTTATAATCCAAAAACAAGTACATATTTCAATTGTACAACCTGCAATTTTAGGATTCATATGGAACCGGCGGAAAAGAGATGATACCATTCATTCTTAATTGAGTGAGTGGTATTTTTATGCAAATTTTAAAAATAAAAACAATAAATTTAGCATCTATCCAGTGTGGTAGGTGCTATTTTTATACGTTGTCCTCAATTTTGGGGACAGTGTTTGTCCGATCAACCCTCAAGACATTTAAACTGCGGGAAAATATCCCCTGTGGCATGGGAGAATAACTGCCACGGCCAGCGGAGACACCGCGATAATAAACAGTGGTCAAAGAAAGGAATAAAGATGCAGTTAAGAGACGTATTAGGAGAAGAGCTTTTCGGACAGGTAGATGCAAAGATTCAGGAGCATAACAACGGAATCGAGGATAAGCTGAAGCATGTCAGATTCGTTGATTTATCAGATGGCGGCTATATCAGCAAGGAAAAGTACCAGAGTCTTGAGACGAGAGCCAATGGACTGGAGACGCAGCTCGGCGAAGCAAACACTACGATCAAGTCTTACAAGGACATGGATATTGACGGAATCAAGCAGTCTGCCGCTGACTGGGAGAAAAAGTACAACGAAGACACAAAAGCACTGAATGACCAGATTGAATCAGACCGCAAGATGTTTGCAGCAGAGCGGTTTTTGGACACGCAGAAGATTAAATCTCCTTTATCCAGAAAGACAATCTTACATGAGTTTCTGGATCAGAAGATGGAGTTTAAAGACGGTGCTTTTGTTGGTGCAGATGAGTACATGAAAGGTGTCAAAGAGAAGTATCCAGATGAGTTCGAACAGGAAGAACCAGATGGCGGAAAAAAGACATGGGTAAGAGGTACTCATGGAACCTACAGACCGGAGACAAAATCCGAAGAAGAGGCTTATCTCACAAGGAAATACGGAAACAACAAATACGCGAAATAGAAAAGGAGAATAAAAGAGTATGGAATATGGTGGATATAATGTAAGCGAAAAATACAGTTCAATCGTTGCACCGAATTTTTATTTTGATGCAATTTTTCAGCCTGGGATGACATTTAATGATCAGTATCAGGGTGATGCTGAAGGAGCGGGAGCAGTAAAAGTGTTCCGTTTAGCTGCCAAGGCGGCAAAAGACCCAAAACAGCCGGCATCCGACTTCGAACACGGAAAAGCAGACAATGATCTGATTCCAGTGTTAATGAATAACCTGCAGCAGGAATCAACGAAGATTTATAACGTACAGGCAAGCGCTGTGCCGTTTGACATGGCTGATGCGCATCTTTCCCAGTCTACACAGGTTTGCAAAGAGGGATGGCAGCAGTCCGGTCTTGCATGTCTTGCACACGAAGGAACGGCAATGGAAGATACAGAAGCAATTACCGCTTCCAATATCATCAATAAGGTGATTGCAGGAAGAAAAACAATCCGTAAGCAGAAAGCGTCTGCGAATGTGGTTATGGCATCTGTTGAGACCTACAGTACGATGCTGGAAGTTGCAGGAGATAAATTCATTCCGGTTAAGAATGATGAGATCATCCGCACCGGACAGATGGGATATTACCTTGGAATGTTGTGGGTAGAGTGTAATATGCTCGACTTGACAGCAGCTGCAAAATACTACGATTATGCAGGAAGTCTACAGACAGAAGATCTGTCAAAGGTAGAGTATATCATGTATGACTGGAGAGGACTGCATATCATTGACCTGTTATCTATGGCAAGACTGAAAGACTCTGAGAACTTCAACGGAACTCTTGCACAGGTGGAAATCTGTACCGGATACCGTCTCGGAGACAAGAACTACGCAGTTGTAAAAAAAAAGGCCTAGATGACGATTTGGCACAGGTAGGAACTGCGAAAGTCGGAAAGGCAAAAGTAGGTAAAACAAAATAAGAGACGGAGGTAATAATAATGGCATATACACCAACTACATGGAATAATGATGACGTTATTACAGCAGAGAAACTGAATAAGTTAGAGCAGGGCGTGAAGAATGAGCAGGTTGGACCAGCAGGACCAGTAGGACCGGCAGGACCGGCGGGAGCGAAAGGCGAAAAAGGCGATCCAGGAGTAGCAGGACCGAAAGGAGACAAGGGAGATCCAGGCGCACAGGGACCTGCGGGACCAAGTTACACTCTTCCAGCGGCGAATAAAACAACGCTTGGCGGCGTGAAACAGATGGCTTTGATTGCAGATTTGTCCACAGAAACCGCAACTGACCTGAAAAATAAAATCAATGCGATTCTTGCGGAGATGAAAAAACAGGGGATCATGGCGAATTCGTAAGGAGGAATAGGCGTTGATACGTGTAGATTTTCAGTTTTACGTAGAAGAATACAATGGAATTATAATCGAGGACGAACGGTCATTGAAACAGCCGATCTTGAAAGCTAACACCTATCTGAATCAAGTGATGCATTTACAGCCGAGTGAGAACGATATGGAGTTAGTGAAGCTTTGCCTGTGTGAACTTGCTGACATGATCTATCAGGATGATATGAACCGAATGGAACATGGAGGAAGGGAAGTGCAGTCGGAAAACACAGATGGATATTCCGTGAATTACGCGACTGAAGCGGAGGCGGGGAAGATTGCAGTAGACGCTCTGCAAACGAAAATCTACGCGGTCATCCGCCGTTATCTAGCGCATACAGGACTGCTTTATCCGGGGGTGAATGTCAATGCTTACGAATGCTAAGATTACGATTTTTAATCAGTGGCCAGATCGGGAGAACAGGAAGATGGTGTTTATTCCTCGTGTCATCCATAAGGTCTGGTTTCACACGAACCAGAAAAGCACCGTAGGAGAAAATGGATTAAGAAGCGCAGATGAATACCAGATCCGGATTCCATATTCAGAATGTGTTGACTGGATTTCACCGGATGAGTTCAACCGGTTAACAGAAGTGTATGGAAAATGGACTGTGCGGAATGGTGATTTCTTTATCCTTGGAGAATGGGATGGAGAAAATGTCACAGGGATAGAAGATATCAGGAAAAGGTTCTCTGGAACGATTGGGAAAGTACTTAGTCATTCCGAGAACTTTTTTGGTTCTTCTAAGCATATCAGGATAGGTGGTGGTTCTTAATGGCAAAGATCAGGCTTGATATAGATCCGGTAGATAAAATTTTATTGAAGAGAAGTCTCAATAAGAACGGAGCAGGGCAGAAGTTCTTCACCCATGAAGTAAGACAGCTGTCCACACCTTATGTGCCGAGATTAAGCGGAAACCTGTCAATGGACAGTGTGACAGAAACAGCATCCTCTATTATCTATGACACTCCTTATGCAAGGCGGCAGTACTACGAGAATAAAGGAAAGAACAGATCCGTACATGCTCGTGCCGGTAGCCACTGGACAGAGCGTATGTGGGCGGATCGCGGGAAAGAAATTGTACAGTCTGTTGCGAAATATTGTGGAGGTAAGGCGAAATGAGCATAACAAACCAAGTGGCGGAGTTTATTGCCGGGTGCCCGTTTCTGCAGGAGTTTCAGGAGATGTTCCCTGTTGTGAATGTAGATATGTTGGAGGAAGATGTGACTGCATACAGTATTGAAAGTACGCCAGCAGAACCAATTTTAAAGCGGTACGCAAATGGTGATACTGTCAGGCAGTATGTATTTTCATTATGTTCCAGAGTGCTTTATGGAGACGAAGAAAACAGAGACACTTCGGAATTCTATGAGAAATTTGCAGACTGGTTGGATGAGTGTACAAAAGCAGGTGCTCTTCCGAATCTGACGGGGAAACTGCAAAGCAAATCTATTCGGGCAACAACAGACGGATATCTGTACGATGCACAGGAAACAAAGTGCCAGTACAGGATACAATGTCAATTTATTTATTATAAACGGAGGTAACAAAGGTATGAAAATGAATATTCAGTTTTTTGCAGCAGCAGGCGAGACTGGTGTTGTAGGTAGATGGCAGCATCCGGGATATCTGGATGTTTCAAAAGATCTGAGTGAAACTTATGAGCTTCTTGGATTTGGAGTGACTCAGTTGGATGATTCTCCATCTGCACAGCCAACTTCCAAAAGATATGTCAATCAGAAGTCAGCAACACAGAGAATCGGCTCTTATGAATGGACGGCTCCATTGGAGTTTGACCTGATCCGCTCCGAAAAAGCAATCGAATTTATTGCAGATATCGGAGAAAATGAAAAGACAGGGACGGATGCAGAAACTTATTATGTGAAGGTGTTCATGGAAAAACCTGTGGCAGAACAGCAGAATAAGTTTTATGCAAAGAGAAGAAAAGTAGCCATCGAGGTGTCAGATTTCTCGGACAACGATGGTGAGATTCAGGGATCTGGAAATTTACTTGGTGTATCGGATTGGGAAGATGGACAGTTTGATACATCTACAAAGAAATTTACGGTGGGGGGAGTATAATCCCCGCCGATAATGCCTTGGTTGGCGTGGGAGTAGTAGGTAAGGTAAGAATTGGAAAAGGAAGGAGCGCAAGAACATGATTATCAATGGAGTAGAATTGGAATTCAACCTGTATGATCTGGAGAATCCAGAGTTGAAAGAACGATATAGAGCTGAGATAGAGAAGATGAAGCATGTTGCAGAAGAGCTGCCAGAAGGAACAGAACTGGAGCAGAATAGATTTCTGTGTGGCAGAGTGAAGCAGATGTTTGATGTTGTATTTGGAGAGGGTACGGGTGAGCGCGTCTGCGGAAAAGGAAATGACCTGCTTACTTGCATGGCAGTTTATGAGCAGTTGGTCACAGAGCAGATCAGACAGGACAATCAGTACAATGAGATTATGGGAAGATTGGAAATGTTATCAAAGGGAAATGCTCTTGTAGAAAAATGATGAATCTCTTAATAGAAAAATTTCCAGAGTTTTTGATCGTGAATGGTGTGGAGTGTCCTGTAAAATGGGATTTCCGCACTGTTTTAAAATGCAATGAAATCATAGAAAGT